TTCTCCCAAACCAAGGTTTTCGAGAGCCGTTTTCACCGTGCCATCCGATTTGATATCGCCAAACGGATTCTTGCGGCTTAACAGCAGAGCACGAAGCGCGGTAAGCAACTGGTCGTTTCGCCCCTTCTCCAGGCTGGCACCGGATGCCTCCACCACGCTGCAAAGTTCCTCCTGCAACATGTCAAAGTAGTCATCATCCAGATCGGTGGCAGGCGTGCCGGTCTGGGGGTTACCACGGGTAAAACCGTTCTTACCCGCGCCGAACTTATCCTTCTGCGCGGTTTTCGTGTCTATACGATGCATGGATTACTCCGGATATTTAAAAATTACGTAGGTATGCGACGGGCAGAGTTTGTTAAGCACACACTCGACAACGGTGTCACCCCAGATACGCAGTGCGGAATCACAGGGATCGCCACATGTCATCCAGGTGGAGTTGGTGGTGGCTGGCATGTTGACCTGCCAGTAATACCGCCATTCCGGCGCATTCACCGCGTCAGTACAGGCCGATGAGCAGGTGAACGTGCTTTTGTCGTATCGCGTGATGGTGGCATCTGGTCTGCCCAGGGCAGCAAGCTGTGCAAGATAAAAATCCTCGTTGATGCCGCCCGCCAGGTTAACCTTCGCATCCAGCCGTTGCTGACGCTGGCGAAGGGTCTGCGTTCCCGCCGGAATACATTCATCCGGCAGACCGCACAGACGCTCCCAGCGGTTTATCAGTTCAGTGGTGGTGCGCGGATCCAGCTCCCGCATCAGGGCATCCGCACGCTGATGAACACGGGTTAATGACGGTGCCGCACCGGCAATCGCCGGATCGCTGGCTGACCACGCCGGACCGGGCGGCAACAGTGCCGATAACAGGCGGATGTAATCATCGTTTGTCACGTCCATGAAATCGTCCCCAGTACCGCCAGTTCGTTTTTCGCAATGGAGATATTGTCCACCGGTGCAAGCAACTGATGGCTGTATTCCCCGTTCGCACCGGAAATCGCCTCACTGATACGCGATACCTTCAGTTCTCCCTGCGGATAACCATCACGCAGCAGGAACGAACGCAACTCCGCGGTAATGGCAGCCCGTATTTCCGGTGTGTCCGGCGTCACGCGGATATGAAAATCCACCGTATGTGCCACCGGCCTGAATACATACAAATCAGAGCCTGCCACCGGGGCCAGTGGCCCGATATGTTGTCTTGCTGCCGTTTCCGTTGATTCTTCCGGAATGGGATTAATCAGGTCACTGCTGGCAATCATCACACCGACAGTCCCCGTTCCCATCCAGTGACGGTATGTCCATGCGCGGGTAATGCCGGGCACTTCTTTAGCCCAGACGACATAGTCCCCGTCAGCCCCGCCCTGAGGCGTCCAGTAATACCGCTCAATGACGCGGGCGCGCCACGTTTCCAGCTCTTCAGTATCAAATCCACCTGTCAGGGTATCTGCCACGCCGGAAGACGGCAGACCATTAACCGGCGTGACCAGGATTAATGACGTACCGTCGTCAGCGTTACCGACCGCGCCTGCACTTGAGCAGGCGATCGGCACGCGCAGGACACCACCGGAGCTGGTTGCATCGGCAGTTGCCGTGTACTGAACCAGGTCATCGCGCTGAATAACACTCCCGGCGGTCACCTTCAGGCCATCGCTGACACCTTCCCAGCGCATATACCCGCTGGCAGCCGTGGCCCCCTTGCGCGGACACCGTTTCATCGCAGCATGTCGCGCCAGCCAGGACTCATCGCACAGGTCAGGCAGAATGTTCATTGCCAGATAATCGATGTACCCGTAAACCGTATGCAGCGCCGCCGCATACACCTTTGCCCGCACGTCTTCATCCATGCGCCGGAGCGTGTCGCTGACGTCCAGCCTGGCGAATAAATCGTTACGGAGCATACTGATATTTTCTGCCAGCGTCGGGCGCTGAAATTCACTGTCCGCCATGCGTTATCGCACTCCACAGATCATCAAAAGAAATCATTACCGGTCCGTCACGACGCCAGAGAGTGATACTATTACCCAGTTCATTAATCCCGGTGCGGCGGATATCCAGATCAATACGGGACACCACGCCGTCATCAATCATCCATTGCAGGCATTCGCGGATATACCCCCTTACCGTCTGCACCAGCTGATTGGTCAGTTTGCTGCGCTGAAGCAGCCACAGTCGGGAGCCGTAACGGTCATTCTGTACCGCAGGCCAGGTATCCCCCCACCATCCCATCGGGACGTCGGCGTTGTCATCAGGCTCCGCCCGCCGCCAGGTAAACAGGGAAATCACCACGGCGCGGGTCAGCGGATCCAGCGGTGCGCTGGCGCAGGTGCGTTTACCGTTCACCGTCAGCCACAGTTCCATCATGCCTCCATCGCTTTATCAGGTTTGTCGGTGTTACTGCCCTGACCGTTCTCTCTGTGACGATGCCCGTTATAGGCAAGCCGCATCGCTGACATGGTGGTGCCGCTGGAGTCGCACAGGTCTTTCACCTGTCCTGTCACTTCTAGGTCCATTTCAAAACGTGCTTTAGGTGAATTGCGAAACGTGATCGTTTTACCTGCACCGTCCACCACGATCCCCTCCCGGGTCAGCGTCACGGACTGCCCCTGATCGTCATAGACCGCCACCTCACCCGTCTGCAGCCCTTTCAGGCGGTAGCGCCGGTCCGACACCGTAACAACCACCGCATGAGAACGGTCGCCATCCGGAAACAACACCACCGCTTCCGCACCGCTGTTTGCCCTTGCGGTAAAACCGTAGGGTTCAAGATGTTCAACCCCGGCTTTGGGTTCACCGGCAATCAGGGACACATCCACGGTCTGACATTTCGTGGCGGCACTGATGCTTTTCACCACTGCCCGCCCAATCAGGCCGAGAAGTTGTCGCTGCATGGCTTCAATCGTCCTCATCAGAACGGGTCCTCCTGTACTCTGGCTTTTTTCTTTTTCCGCGCGCCGGGGGCTTCGGGTTCAGGCAGATAAGCATCAGGTGGGCCGACACGGATTTCCGTCAGGGTGCCGTTCTGGTCCTGAGTAAACGTGACTTCCGAGACAAGCAGTTCGGTATTGTCGAAACCACAGACCGGATCGAAGACAATCACCCGCTGGTTGGGCTGCCACAGCGTACCGTTACCCTGTCGCCAGCCCTGCACCACATAGGTGGTTTCATCCGTCCGCGCCGCCCGTTGTCGGGCTTCAAAGTCAGCACGCGCAATACAACCTGCCCCCGTGGCCTGCCCTGTCTGCCTGATATACATCGGACGGTAACGGGCAATAAATGCGTCCTCTGTGCGGGCCCGCAGCGCGGTGGTGGTGGCCTCACCGAAATCATCGTCGTTTCCGGCACGCTGCCCCGCCACCTGGTAAACAGAAAACCGCTCCCGGATACTCTTCTCCGTATCACAGGAAAGGATGTTTTCCCCAAGTACCAGCGCGGTATGTGCCCGCGTTGAGCCAATACCGCCAATCACCAGCCTGCCGTGCGGGTCGTCGTAAGCCAGCGCCTGCTGCTGACCGAGTATTTTGTTGATTACCTCAATCACCGTTTCACCGTGATCAGGCTGAACATCAGGAATAACACCCGACGGCGCACCGCTGTTCACCACCTCAATGCCGAAAGGCGCAGCAAGCGCCTGCGCAATCTGCACCAGCGAGCGTCCGTTAAACTGTGTCGGTTCGGCTGCACAGTCAATCAGGTCAGCCGTCAGACTACGTCCGGCAATACCGGTGCTGACCGAACGGGCATCGTAACGAACGGGAGTCGCCTCCACCCAGCCGGTGATCACCAGCTCATCACCAATCAGCACTTCCACTTTTGAACCGTTTTTAATGCGCGGCTGAAGCGTGGTGATACCCTCATCTCCCGGCCACTGGCGAGTGATCTCCACACTGAAATCCCGCGCCAGCCGTTCAATACCGGCACCGATGCGCACCGATGTCCAGCCATTCCACTCCCGGCCATTTACCCGTAGCGTGACGTTATCGTTCATTGCACTGGCACCTTCAGAGGGATCACCGGCACAAAGCCGGGATGCGTAATGGCATTACGCCGGATAATGTCCGCGTCACGCGCCGCGTTATCAAACCAGGTCGCCGCCAGCACCAGCGCGGGTAAAACCTCATCCGGTGTGCGCTGAATGATCCGTGCAGACTGTTCAAGGCGCGTGTTGATATCCGCATTCAGATCTGCTTTCACCCGGCGCAGCGCCAGAAACAGCGCATCGCTGGTTGTACGGGACAACTCCTTATCAATTGCCGTATTCAGTGTGTCGCGAATGTCAGTCAGTTCTTCCCACGTCGGCAGGTCAACCGTGTTTTTCACCGCCGGTGCATTGTTCAGTGCCGGATGCGTGACGGAAGGCCAGCCAGTGCTCTGCGCGGGTGTTGTTGCCTGCCCCACTGCGGAATTCTGCATCACCGCGGAAGTTGTTGGCGCAGGCAATCGGGTGACGGCATACGCCGCTTCGCTGATTGCGGTCGTACGAAGGGTGCTGGCAACCACGTTACGCTGCTGCGTCGCCGTGGCGGTGGTTTTACTGTCCGTTTTCCAGACGCCGCGCGGTTGCAGATCGCTGCCGAGGCTGACACCGGAAAGCGTTTTGATCATGGTGACCAGGTCGCTGGCGTTACCATAAAGGCGTTTCCCGGTACGCCACATTTTCTGCACCTGCTCAACGAAGTTTTTGCCTGACGATGGCGGAGGCAGAAGTACCGAGATATCCCCCTGCAACAGTCTGGCGGCATCCGATACGGCAGAATCCACCACTTTCATCGCATCAGAAACATACCCAAGCATTGTGCTGGCATTACCGACGACGTCGTTCTGCACAAAATCCGCCACGCCATCGATACTGAAACCACTGAAACTGTCACTGATGCAGTCATCCAGTGCAGAACAGGATGACATCAGCGTCTGCGCCGTCGCCGCACCTGAAGTGGGGTAAGAGAGTTCTCCCGCTTCGACAAACTTCAGGTCAAAGCGGACAATACGCCCTTCACTCTTCGATGTGCTGACCCGAACTTCTCCGTCAACACAGACTTTCAGCTCACCGTAAGTCGGATGGACAAGCGTGCCGGGACCGGGTTTATTCAGCGCGTCAATCAGGCGATCGCGCTGGTCAAAGCAGTCATCTCCCACCACATAAGCTGTGATGGACGGGCGGAAAGTGATTTTCCCCAGGTCTTCGGTATAGGGTTTGTCGCGGTTCGGGTATTCGTGCGTTTCCACACGACGACCGGTTCCCGCACTTTCTTCTTCAACCTTAAACGGCACACCACGAAATGACGCGTCCTGAAGTCTGTCTTTCCACGTCATATAAACTCCGTACATAAAAAATCCCACCGGAGTGGGACTCATTAACAGATTAATTTTTCATTACCTGCCAAAGCGCGTATAGCCAACATCATGGCTGACATCAAAACCGCTGGATCGCGTTTCCATAACCCGCATACCCGGAGGCGAATTCACAAAAGAGACCTTGATCTCACCATCAACTTTTGGCGCAGAAGCTTTGTTAATCATGAAGGGATTCGGGCCTGTGGCATCGGAGGCGTTGTTTGACTGAGCCGGATCCACCGCCGGATAAGGTGTGTATCCCCGCGCCGGTATTCCCGTCCCATAAGCATCATAAGCACCCGCGCCCCACTGCGCAGAGTTAATGGCATCGACCGTGTCACCGGAACTGTCGGTAAACCACTCAATAATTGGCTTCAGCTTGTCCCACATATCCTGAAACCACTTAACAACCGGCCCCCAGTTATTGATCACCATCCCCAGCGGCGACCAGGCAAAAACTTTCTTAAGGAGTTCCCAGCCGGCCTCAAAATAAGGACCAATGGTTTCCCAGAGTTTCTTAAAATAAGGTCCGACAACATCCCAGTTAGTGATAATTAATCCCGCAGCCAGGGCTATCGCCGTCGCAATCATGCCAATCGGCGTCATCGACATGATCCTGCTGACAATACTGATGGCACCGCCAACGCCCATCAATCCCAGTTTCAGAATCGCAAGACCGGCAGCAAGCCCGACGACGCCGCGAATAACCCGGGGATTTTCATCCGCAAACTTCGTGAATTTCTCCCCCAACTCCCCCAGCCATTGCGTGATATTTTTAGCGTCACCAGAAAATGCGCCGCCAATAGCTGCAAGACCGTTAGTTGCGGTCCCCGTCATTGCCTCCCACAGGTTGGACAGCGTACCAAGCTGTGCCTGAACACGTTTATTCAGGCTGGCCTGTTTATTCATCTTCTGCTGGATCTGATCGTAACCATCCTTCCCTTTATCGATCAGAGCATTGACCACCTGAAGGGTTTCGGCATCATCACCAAATATTGCCTTAAGTACACCTGTTCGCTTAACGTCGGTCAGTTTTCGCAGCTTTGCCAGTTGCCTGAACATGTTATCAAGACCGCCAAAACTCCCTTTGCCGTCAGTAAAATCGAGCTGCACTCCGAGTTTCTGGCGGGCCATAACTTTATTAACGTCCCTGATTTTCTTAACGCTTAATCCGGACTGGATAACTTTTCGCAGGGCATTACCTGCCGACTCCCCGTTCATCCCCATCTGATCCATCATGACGCTGATGGGGGCAAGGCTCTGTGCAGCCTGAAGACCATCCTTGTTCACCATCTTCAGAACAGAACTGGTTTTAGTGAAGAAGGACAACATGTTGGTATCGTCAACGCCCAGATAAAACGCCTTCTGGATAGTGTCGAACAGCCCCATCATGTCTTCTGACGCCGTTCCGGTAGCATCCTGCATCTTTGCAGCAAACTCAGCAGCCGCTTCCGGTGTTTTTTTCAGTTGTACCGCAAGATAGGCTGTCGCTTTACCCACACCACCCAGAATGTTTTCTGCCGGGATCCCCTGACGCACCAGCATCTGCATCATGTTCTGGAAATCAGCCGTTGTACCGGGTAGCTGGTTACCCAGGCCAATAGCCAGTTTATTGATGTCCTGAAAGCGCTTTCCGACCTCACCGTTCGCATCCATCATGGCAACTTTCAGCCCGGTGGCGGCGTTTTCCTGATCGGCATAAGATTTCAGGGAAAGCGTCAGACCCGCAGCCAGTCCGCCACCAAGCGCCAGCCCACCCTGTGACGCTTCTTCCGCCTGGCGTTTAAATCCCCGGATTTTCTTTTGCATTTTCGACAGCGCGGGAGAAAGCCTGTCGACACCGGTGATCAACGCCTTAAGCTCAAATTCAGCCATGTGTGCGTTTCTCCTGCTCTATCCTGTTTGCCTGACTGACCAGTAAGGGAATTTCACTGATCGGCATATTCAGCAATTCGAAGGGATTAATGCGCCAGTAGCTGGCGCAGTCAAAGAAGCGATCAGTGAGGTATTCAGCCGTCAGGCCTGGAGGAAAAAACCAGCCACAAGCCACGCCGCTGCATTCAGGTCTGCCGGAGACATCTGGTCGACAGAGTTTTGCGGCACTTTCGCCAGCCGCACAATGTATTTCGATACCACATGCGCCAGAAGTCTGACGGACTCATCCTGATTCATCTGGTAGGGATACCCCAGCTCGCGGACATCTTTCCCGGTGGGCTCATCAAACTCCAGTACGGAGAGTGTCTCGCCATGAGCGGTAATCGGTTTCTTTAACTCAAGCTCTTTCATTACTGGTAATCCCCTTCTTCACCGTGGAACTCAAGATCGACCGTGCCTTCTTCGGCATTATGGTTCGCTTCGCCGTGCAGCCAGGCAGACGACAGTACATAGACCTGACCGTTCGCCAGCTCGGCAGTGATGGTCATCTCATCAGACGAGGTGATTTTGCTCACCGGAAAATTCTTCGGCACCTTGAAGGTCCCTTTGACATAGGGCGCACGGTGAGTTTCCTTGCGGTCCACTGAACCGTCCAGGCCGATGATGTCATCATTGACCGTCCTGTTCATGGGCACCTCAATGCCGCCGGTCAGCGATAGCTGCTGACCGTCAATTTTGAAATAACAGGTTCCCCCGATACGGGCCATTATGCAGACTCCTCTGAATACTGAAGACGGAACTGGTTAACCACGGCAAAGACACGCAACTGGTTAACATAGTCAGGCGGGAACAGCGTGTTCAGGCGGTTCGGATCGCTGGCATCACGCTCCACAACCAGGTACTGCTTAAACAGTTCGTAGTTTTCCACGATCCCCGCACGCTCGAGCTGACGGTAGGTTGCCAGCAGTTCCCCTTTGATCACCGCCGGGGTGACAATCGCCTGACCGGGACCAAAGCGGGTACCGTCACTGGCAAGCTTGTGACGCCCGTACTTACTGGTAATGACGGATTTCAGTTTGCGCAGTACATACGCGCTGGTATGCAGTGTCTCACTGTCGAGGTAGCTGTTATCCGCAACCCCGTAAGCGTTTTTCCTGTACGTGGTGACATCACGCTGAATGCGCAGTACCCCGCTTTCGACATACGCCGTTGCCACGCCATGAGACAGCAGGGTCTGTTGTTCGGTCATCGTGAACCGTTTCCCCTTCGGCGCAGGCAGCATACCCACCAGCTCACCGGTCTGCGTGGGACGTGCCGGATCGTTGCGAATAAACACCGCTGCGCGGGCGGTACGGCTTGCCGCCAGTTCGTCGGCAGGCGTCTGGGTCTCTTTTTCGTACCCCGCCAGGGTAATGTGCTGCTGGTTAAACTGGTCACCTGCGGTCACCAGTTCTGACAGCGTGCCGATCTTTGCCGTATACACATGACCATACAGCTGACGCGCATAGCTCCAGCGACCGCTGGTATCGTTCATCTCGGTCACCAGCGTGTTAACGGAGGCCGTGTCGTTGAACGGCAGGCCGATATAATCAAACGGCTCATCCGCCATTGCAGCCACCGCGCCGGTGAGAACCGGAGCACCCGTTCCGGCGGTACCCGTCGCCACGGCAATCTGTACGCCCGCTGGCAGCACTTCGCCCCCACCAAAGCCGTAGTAATTGAGGCTGACAGGAATTTCATTCCCGCAAAGCCCCTTATGACGCGCGGTCAGTGTGACCACGCCTGCCGAAGATGAAGCCGTAAACGGCAGGGCCGGAACGGCATTGATGGCATCTTTGATACTGCTGGCAATCGTCGTGACGTTATCGCCGTTGGTCACCGGAGCCTGCACGCGGGTACGTCCCACATAGACATTCACCGTGCCGCTTTCGGTTGCTTCCCCGGTCACCGTCAGCGTAACCGTTGCCGCCGCGCCTGTGGCTTCCGGAACGGCAATCACATACAGCTCACCAAACGGGTCGGTCTGGCGATAAGCCTCGACCATACGCGCCAGCTGACTTCCCGCACCACAAATCTGGCGTGCATAGTCTGCCGACGGCATCAGCACCAGACTGTTGGCAACAATCTCTGCACCGTTATTGGCATGACCAATCAGCAGCGATGCTCCGCTGTCCTGTGCAGTATTCGCAGCCTGGTTATCCATTTCCGCATAAAACAGCGGAACCAGCGTATTCGACGGAATGGTGTTAAAGCTTATCGTCATCGGTGTTCACCTTTTTATTCACGCGCCGGATATCACCCGCTGCTTCACGGCGCAGCCAGTAGTTGTTCTCGTCAACATTTCGCCCTTCGGCGGGCAAAAGGTCGCCGCGGGCAGGGTCAGGAACTGACCGCCCTTTAACAGGTTTGACAAACATGAGGATCCTCAGGAAGGAAGGGTTATTTCGGTGTGATGTTCGATATCGCCGTCAGGCCCGTTACCGGGCTCGAGATAATCAACATCAATCGCCAGCGTTTGCAGTTCATCCAGACTGTTCAGATCATCCTGCTGGCGGGTATCGTCTTCAGTCAGCTCGCTGATGACCGAAAAATCGAACTGATAAATCAGCTCATGACGATTCAGATCCAGCAGCGTGCCGCCGTCATAGGTAATCGGGTTACCGCACGCTTCCGGGCTCCAGCCCAGCAGGGCCTTAAAGAGCATCTGCCGGACATCGTCCACCACATCATATGAGGCAAACTGACCGCGCTCATCACGCCCGTTACTCAGTATGACAACCACGGAGAAGCCCTCTTTCAGCTCCTGCCAGTAGTCGGTCTGGCTTTTGTTTTCTCCCGGAGAGTCATCACCCGGTACCACATACGCCGCCGGGAGTCTCAGCTTTCCGACCTCCGGCAGATTTTTGAACTGTGCCGCGCCTGCCACCCGGTTTTCAAAATACGGGCAGCGGGCACGCAGCGCAGCAATAACAGGCGTCAGTTTCATCTGTGTCGTCGCTCCGGCTTCAGTGATTTACGCAATTCCCGCGCCAGAAAATAGCGTGTCCAGCTGCGGTTCTTTTCAAGAGTTTCCACCATGAAGTTATTACGTGGAGCCAGTCGCCAGCCGCTGCCACCGGATGCACCACGATGATGACTACGACGACGTTTTGCTCCTCCCCGGACACCAAAAAACAGAAACGCCGGATAGAAGTCACCAGAGATCATCCGGTTCCCCTTCCCGTTGCGCTGGTTAGGGGCAATGCGTGTCATAAAACCGGCTCGCTTTTTACTGGCTCTCGGCACCATATAACCAATCGAACGAGCCAGGCGTCCGGTCTGATAACCGGGGTTTTCACCCGGTGCCGACCGCGCACGGCGCATCACCAGCCGACGGGCATCACGCATATGACGCTGCCCAATCGTGACAAACGCCCGCCGGACACGGGCGCGGTTAAAGCGCATCTCGGCGGGCTGCTGAACATCAACGTGAAAAAAGGGAGTCGCCATTGCTGCCTCCGTGACTCTGCCTACATTCGCCCAGTTCCGTACACTCCAGCAGCAGAAAGCGCCGCGCCCCGTTCAGATCACGCTGACGTTTCACCCGGTACACACTGTCATCACAGACCACCTCATAATCAGCGGTGATCCCCCTGCGGTAACGAATGGTGATGTAATGGGTGATGGCGTTCCCGGTCTGCGCGGTTTCCTGCCAGGTGGTGGCACTGGTCTGGATAACCTTCGCCCATGTCCGGAACGTAACCGGATATTGAGGCTCCACGCCAAAGTTATCCGCGGGCATATCCACCCGCTGGCGGATCAGGACGCGTTTATTCAGTTCGCCGGGGTCCGGCAGAATGTAGGTTGCGCTGGTCTGCGCCTGACGAATTTTCATTGCGGAAAGTACCTGTACGGGCCAACAAGCCAGCCAAAACTCTGCGGCATGTCGAGTTTCTCCACTTCCGTAACCGACGAGCGGTTTTCGTAAAAATGGCTGATAAGCATCAGCATCCCCAGACGAATATCATCCGGCAGGTATAGCCCGTCCGGGTCGCTGTCCGGAATGGTTTCATCCGGTGCATAGAGCTTCCGGTTCAGATACGTTTCCGTCCGCTTTTGCGCCGCACAGGCCAGCAGTTGCAGATGGCGGTCATCAACATCGAAATCCTCATCCAGCCGGAGTTGGGCTTTAATCTCTTCCATTGTCAGAAGCATACTCAGCCCTCTTTACTGGTCGTGGCTTTTTTCTCTTTTGCCGCTTTACTGCTTTTTGCACTGATTCCGCGCTCTGCTAACCCGGCCTGAAGTGCAATCTCCTGCACCCGGGCAGGAAGCGCCCCGTCGTCATACTCACCGGCCCGAATGACCTCAACACGCATACCGTCCGGTGACCATTTCAGATCTTGTTTCAGGATCATGATTCTTCACCCGTCAGAACAGGGGGCGCGGTTCCGCGCCCCTGAATGATTACGCCGCTGCAATCTTCAGCAGTTTGATGGCCTGCGAATCGACCAGCATCCCGCCGGTGCGCTTGGTGGTATAAAAACCGACAAACGGTTTATTGGTGTACGGATCACGCAGAATGCGGGTGCCGATACGGTCAACGATAGTGTAACCCCGTTTGAAGTTACCAAATGCAATGGCTTTCGCATCAGCGGCGATATCCGGCATCTGTTCGTTTTCAGCGATACCGTAACCCGCCAGAGAGGACGGCTGCCCCAGTTCCAGCCCCGGACGCCACAGATAGTTACCCTCGGTGTCTTTCAGCAGACGGATGGCAAACAGGCTGTTGTTGTTCATCATGAACTTCGCGCCAGTGCGGTGTGCCTTTCGCAGCGTGTAAATCAGTTTGATAATGGCGTCTGCGGTCACCGCGGTCGCTTCGCCGGATACAATATGCTGAAGTTTGCCGAACGCCCGGACCTTATCGGTTTCATCAGTGGATTCATACGCCAGGAACCCTTTCGGCTTCTTGGTGCCATCGCCTGAGGTAAAGGCAATTTCTTCCTGTTCGGCAAATTCGGTTGCCAGCTCGCTGTTGATCCAGGCCTCCACGTTGAAGAAGGCATCGTCCAGCATTTTCTGGGTGGCCTGCGGGTTGCCGTAGATTTCCCCCATGAGAGGTTCAATCAGCTCCAGTCTGGAGGTGGCAGTCTGGGATCGCGTATCCGTTTCCCCCACCCATCCGGAAGCCGTGCCGCCCAGATTCACCAGTTTTTTGTAGTCGGAACCGCCAACGGTGATCACCGTGGCTTCCTGGCGCATCACCACTTCATCTTTCAGCAGGGTGAGAATGTTGCGATCCAGCGCTTCCGGCACGGCATAGCCACCGTCTTCATCGGTGCCCACCTGCAATGCCTTACGCTCCAGATCGCGCAGACCATCTTCACGGCCTTTACGCAAAAAGCCCACAAACGCTTCTTTATGCTCGGTGGCCAGTTTATTTTGCGCGCCACCTGCTGGACGTTTCAGCTCAAGCAGCTCTTTTTCAAGATCGCTTTTGAGATTTTCCAGCTCGCTGAGTTTCCCGTTCAGGGTTTCCACCTGCCCGGCAAGCTTGCCTTTTTCCTGCTCAATCGCATCCACGCGCTTGTCGTTCTTTGCTTTGAAGTCGTCAAACTTCTGCTGCAGCTCCTGCGCGACCTGTTCGACATCTTTAATATCTACCGCCATCGTATTTCTCCTGATTAGAAGTTCAGATTTTTCAGTGCATTCAGTGCAGAGCCCACATCCTCAGCGTCGCGCAGGGACAGTGCGCTATAGCCCCCGGCCATGAATGCTTTGGCCTGGGTACGGGAGAGTCCGACATCACGCAGGACTCTTTCGATTTTTTTCTGTTCGGGGATTTCCCCGCGGGCCAGCGCGTTCTTGACGTCGCTGATCCGCGCCTCGTCGTTAGACGGAAACGTCACCAGACTGACTTCCCAGAGGTCGATTTCTTTCAGCAGAAAGGCTTCTTTCGTCCGGTCGTATTCCCAGTCCTTCAGGACGTACCCAATAGAAAGGCCGGTTAACGAACCGGCCTTCATGTGTGCATGTGCGCGTTTTGCCAGGGGATCATCATCAATGAGCAACCGCCCCCTGACGTAAAGCCCGACATCGTCTTCCTTCATTTCGGTGTAAACACCGATGGGCTCATCCATGCGGTGCTGCCAGAGCAGCGCAGGTAACGCTTTTCTGTCACTCCACGCCCGCAGGGACGCAGCAAATGCCCCGGACATCACCACATCATCGTGACTGTCCTTTACACCAAAGACGGAGCCATATCCTTCAAACTCACCGGAGTCACTGACAGATTTCAGACTCAGCGGTACATCAAGACGTTGTTTCGTCTGCATTGGCGTTATCCTTCTGCTTACCGGCTTTACTGCCATCGGAGGGTTTCGTGGTCATGTTCATCGGTGTGAGATAGACATCACCACCGGGACGCGGATTCATATCTTCCAGGTCGCGGCAGTCATTGGGAGAGTAAATTCCCCAGTTAATCCCGGTGGCGTAGGCTTCAAAACGGGACTTCATATCCCCGCGCAGTAACGCCCCGGCGTTAAATTTGGCGTAATAAACACCCTGCTTACTTTTTCGTACCAGTCCGGTGTTGATCCGCTGCTCAATGCGGGTCAGATACGGCACCAGTGAATAGTTGATAAATCCGAGCCCCAGCTCTTCGATATTGTTGAAGGTGGCGCGATCGGTGTTCTGCACCATGTGCAATGGCACACGGAACAGACGACAAATTTCTTCAAGCTGAAACTTGCGGGTTTCCAGGAACTGGCTGTCCTCTGCGTTCAACGCCATCGACTTCCAGTCCAGCCCCATCTCAAGGATCATCGGGCGGTGAGCATTGCCAAGCCCGGTGTGACGCTCCTCAAAATCTTTCTTCAGGCGCTCATAAGCCTGATCCGACAGCGTCTGCTCTGTACGCAAAACACCCGACGTCACCGCGCCATTGCTGAACAGTCTGGCCCCGTGCTCTTCGGTCGCTGCCGCCAGCGATATTGCCTCGCGGGCATAGGCGATGGGATTCAGCCCCACCAGTCCGTCCAGCGTCAGCGTACGCACATGCCAGATATCCTCCTGGCTCAGTACATCCGTGGAGCCATCCGGGAATGTGACCTGATAGACCGGTTCCCAGCTACTGTTAAGCTTCGGTACCACACAGCCGGGATCGACGGGCAGCAGTTCAGCCACTTCGCCAAATGCTTTCACTTTGTAGGCGTAAAAGTTTCCCCTCAGGCACAGACAGGTGACCACCAGCTCCCAGAACTCCTGCGGCGTCATATAGCCATTGGGATGCGTGGAGATCAGTTTATGCAGACGTTCGCCGGTGGCTCTCTGCTTCAGGCTGCCGTTCAGGTGATACAGATTGCAGGGCAACATCCCGACCGACTCTGCCAGCACTCTGACGCAGGAAAAAACCGCCGTCAGTCGCATAGCCCGCTGACTGCTGATCTGCTTTCCGGTATAGGTGTCATACGACAGCCCGATGGCATCCGCCAGCTCTGCTGGCGTGGTCACCGGTGCGTCACTTTTTCGTTGAAATAATCCCGAAAAGAACACTATTTACCTCCGCCGACAGACGACTGTGTACGGTCGAGATATCGCGCCACCAGCCACGACCAGAACAGGCACAGCGCCCCGGCAACAACAAAACCCGCCGGGGGATAAATCAGCCAGGCACCATACGCCAGCAAAAGCGCACCCAGCACGCCCACCAGAGGCGCGAGAATCAGCATGATCATAATTACCTCAGTTAAAGCGAGCGGATCCCGTAGGACTCAATGTGATCAGACAGCGTGTCTTCTTTCTCGTACAGCATGGCTCTGCCAACCGCCATAATCAGCGCAACTGCACCATCGATTTTGTTTTCCGCCTGCTCCTTGACGGGCTTCACCACATCATCGTTACCCGGAATGGTTTTGCCGACCACGTTGCCGATACACCAGGTCATGATGGGATTGCCGTCATGATGAAAGCGCCCCGATTCAATCGCCGCTTCCAGCTCTTTCATCGGATCGGACATGTTGGTGTAGTTCTGAATGATGGTGACGGGGTTCAGGTCTTCATCAGCAAGGTCATGTGACAGCCCGGTCGCCCCGAAGGGGTCGATGGGTGACTCACTGACCGGGCTGATTTTGTTCGCCGCTTTGGCCTCTTCGAGGATGTAGCGATAATCCACCTCCGCACCATCGGTAACGGTCAGAACGCCCATTTCCACCCATTTCTGAAAGCGTTCGGCTGTCCGGCGATCTTCATTTTTCTCGACGCTGTACACCGTGTCATACGGTACCCAGAAACGCGGGGCCACACTGTAGTAATGCGTTTTACCGTCAATCTCGCGGGTATAAAGTCGCGCCATGCTGTTCATATCCAGCTTACGCGCCAGGTCAAAGGCCAGAATGCACGGCTGCCCCTCGAACTGCTCAAGGGTCAGTGATTTATCCTCGCAGCTCTGCCAGCTCACCAGGTTGAAATACGCCGAACGCGCCGACACCCAGATATTGAGGTGTTTTGTTTTAAAGACGTTTGCCAGACGGGCGTTATTTTTCGCACGCTGCTGCTGACTTAACAAAAATTCGCGATAAACCGACACGCCAATATTTGGATTGGCTTTTTCCAGCACCTGCGGGTCGGTCCAGTCGTCACCTTCATCAACGGTATAGATGATCCCGAACAGTTCATCGTTTGGCACCGAGCCGTTGAGCATCTCGATGACTTCCCGCCGTTTGTCGTAGCACGGCCCCTCAATGTTGTACCCGGCGGTGGTAATGGCCCACATCAGTGGCTGGCGTCGCGCCCCCATCCCGGTAAGCATCGTGGTGTAAAGCGCATCTGTGGCGTGCTCGTGATATTCATCCACCACGGCACAGTGGGGTGATGAACCATCACCGGGGTTACCGATCAGCGGTTCAAACCGCGCACCATCCTCCGGACGGTTCATGTTTGAGGCGTTAACCTCAATCCCGAACGCTTCCGTCAGCATGGGTGTGCGTTTACACATCAGTCGTGCCGGACGAAAGACTTCCCACGCCTGTTTCTCCGTCGTGGCACCGGAATACACTTCCGCGCCGAACTCGTTATCACAGGCAAAACAATACAGGGCAACACCGGCAGAGATTGCCGATTTGCCGTTCTTACGGGGAATTTCGGTATACACCTCCCGGAAGCGGCGCAGCCGGGAGCCTTTATTGACCCAGCCAAACGCGCAGCAGATCACAAAGAGCTGCCACGGCTCCAGCGTGATGGGCATCCTCTTGAATGCCCACTCACCCTTGGTGTGCGGCAACAGCTGAATAAATTTGGCGGCCCGTTCAGCCAGGTCCTTGTCGAAGCGGTAACGAAACGACTTACTTTTTTCCACCATCAGGTCATCAAGATGGCGCTGGCAGGCCTGAATCACAAACTGGCAGGCCACAATCTTTCCGCGCACGACATCCCGGGCATACTGATTGGCAGCATTTACGTTGGGGTAAGATTTCCGGCTCATGATTCGATGATTTTCAGAAACGGGTTAGTGGCTTTCTTCTTCCCCGCCAGGCCAATCAGACGCTGGCGGCTGCTGGGGTCGAGTCCGAGCATTGCCCCCGTACTGCTCATCTCGGACTCCTGTTCTTTTTTGGCGGTCAGCTCCGGATTTTTGACCATACCGCCCATTGCACCGGTGATGGTGTTGCCCTGTCTGGCAATATTTTTCACGGCACGTCGCCAGAACTCGTAGGCCACGCACCACCGCTCAAGCACCGCGAGGTCAGTCACGCACAGCAGGCCCTGACCGCAGAGTTCTTTGGTTGTCAGTTGCCACATGATCGTGGCGAGAGGGAGATCTTCTTCAGCGAACCACTCCGGTGGCTCAACACCTTTGATGGGCGTAAAAACAGGTTCATCTTTGTTCAGGGCTCGCTTGCCGGGATTTCCGGCCAGCGCCTTGCGCGCCGTTGGCTTGGGGCGACGCCCGGAACGCCCCGCCGTTCCAGCCATATGCGGCACTCCTGGTTAAATTTCATTTTTCGCGGGTATAAAAAAACGATGGGGCGGGCAGTCCGGAAGACGTCAGGTCACAGAGATTTGACCCGCCCCTCCCCTCAGACAGTTGAGAGTTATTATCACTTAAGCCGTTCACGGGCCGTCTTCGCCTTATGACACGGCCAGCACAGACTCTGCAGATTACTGTCGGCATCAGTGCCGCCATGTGCTTTAGGGATGATGTGGTCAACGGTTTTCGCTTCACGCGCCACACCAGCACGCAGACATAACAGACACAGGCCTTTGTCACGCTTCAGGACACGCACCCGGATACCGTCCCACTTCGAACCATAACCACGCTGATGGCGGGACTGGCCCGGCTTGTATTGCTTCCAGCCTTCACTTTTGTGGCTTTCGCAATAGCCTGACGGGTCAGTCGTGGTATGGCGGCAACCGCGGACGCGGCAGGCTTTTGGTGTTCGTGGTGGCATTGTAAGATTCTCTTCGGTAGTGTATATGCAATAAACAAATGACCTGTATGAGATCTCATTCTGGATAGATAATGATTGACCATCACAAACCTAAGGTTGTAAATGTTACTTTGAAATCAACTTAAAATTGGTGGACATCAAATGAGTAAAGACAAAAATGCACCTTCTCTGCCCTCTACAGGGATTTATATTGAAAAGGGTTTTGGAAATCACCTTTCTAACATAACATCGGTAGGATATGACGTAGGCATTCGCTTCGATGAAGCTTACAATAATAAGTTTTCTTCAGTTCAAGTTATCAGCTTAGACGCGCTAACTGTGTTAGAACAAACTAAAATTCAATTATTAAACTTGAACATTGATGAAAAATTAAAAAATGAAATTAATAACAAACTTGACGAAATTAAAACGGCTCCATCTAAAGAGAGCGCCTCAAACTCATACATTAAATTAATGTCATCACTATCAGATCATGTCACTGTTCTTACGCCACTCTGGCCGCATTTATGTACATTAGCTGGTAGCCTCATTGCGTAACATTATCGCAGGTACTCGGTGAATGCCTGCTGTAATGCCTGCCACACTCTCGCAGTGGCCGCGCTCATGCCCTTGAAACCATGTGTCAGAGGTATCTCGTGAATCCCTCACCACTAACCGAAAGCTGACCGGCGATCAACCTGGGGCACCAGCGCGCTTCTTCCCGTTAACCCTCACCAGCGCGCTATCAGCTTTTTACCTGAAACTGGCTACCAGCAACTTTGGGTATTCGGGGCAGCGTAATTACTGCTGCATTGGCACTACTTGCCGCGGTCTTTCCGCTTTACAGCTTTATGGCCAGCTCCTCTCTGCCTCAATTTTATGAATATCAGCTTTATCCCTATTACAGGCAGCCAGAGCCGACAACAGACTCACATTCAAATCCAAGCTTCCACCGTAGGTCAATGGATCAGGAATAACCGGTTGAGGGGTTTCAGCGGTTAGGTTCGCCGGTAGTGGTACCGCCGGAACTGGCACGTAAACTATCCGCGTACTTCCGCAACCGGTCAGCAGCGGCGGCAGGCACAGGACGTGAAGCACAATCATCATCCGCAACAGCCACTTTGATATCTTCCTGGGTTCTCTGTGACTCCAGTGCGATCTGCTGTTTTGCATGCTGGTTAACCTCTATAACTGTATTGACGATTTGCAGTGATTGCAGGACGTTACGGGTAATGGCTGTTGCAGATTCAACATTTTGTACAGCCTCATCAGCACGTTTCTTTTCGTGCTGATATTTGCTGTAGTAGTGGTTGGCAGACCAGATGAAAGAACCGATGACAGTAAAGAAGAATGCAGCGATAACCAGCTTATAGCTCAACTTTATTTACCACCCCACCAGCCTCTTTAAACCGGGAAATCAGGTCACCGATTTTATGTTCATACTGACCGTAACCAGCACCCGGCAAAGAAGCCCAGATATTACTGCAACGGTCGATTGCCTGCCGGATATCGCCGCGATCAATCATCGGTAAAGCGCCACGCTCTTTAATCTGCTGCAATGCCACAGCGTCTTGGCTTTTCGGAGAGAAGTCTTTCAGGCCAAGCTGCTTACGATAGGAATCCCACCAACGGGAAAGAAGCTGGTAGCGCCCGGCTGCTGTTGATTTGAGTTTTGGGTTTAGCGTGACAAGTTTGCGAGGGTGATCGGAGTAATCAGTAAATAGCTCTCCGCCTACAATGACGTCATAACCATGATTTCTGGTTTTCTGCCGTCCGTTATCCGTTCCTTCTGACCATGCCACCATATCGAGGAAAGCCTTACGCTGAGGATTAAGATTTTGCATTTTTCACCCCTGTCAGTCGTTCCCAGAAGTACGTCAGTGCAACCGAACCCATCGCACCACTAATCCCCGCTGTCGCGAGAATCATGTAAATACTGAATCCACTTTCGATGCTGATCAGGCCACCAATAACACCGGTGAATCCTGATACCACTATCTGAGCCAGAGCATTTATCCAACTCCACGTTGCTTTACTCTGCTTCACATCTATCAGGTAGCGGACCAGACCGCCCCAACCTGCGATGATCAGCAAAACGAGCCAGAACGCTCCGGCAAGGCTCTCTTTTTCGTGCATATGAATAGCCAATGTTTCGCCGCCGACAAAAGGCCGGGACGTTAAATGTCAGAAATCAGGCTCACGGGGTAATTTAACGACAAAGCACGGAGTTGATGCTCCCCGCAAGCCTGGAATAAAAAAGCCAGCATGTAGCTGGCAACAGAGGGTTAAGCAATATCAACTCAACAGCTGAAGACACCCTGGCTGGGGTACGTTGGAAGGATACTCACCGCCCAGAAACAGAAAAGCCCAAGGCTTTAAACCTCGAGCTTGAATTTGGATTACTGCCAGTGCGTACAACATTGGCAAAATATCAGATTTATATGAAATATATGCTTTTTAATCCAGCTTTGCAATATTTTGCTGTGAAAATGTCGCCTTTTGTTTTGAACGTGTTCTCGTTAGAAGCAATAAAGCTTCGCTATCAAGCTGTAGAAAAATGTGCTTCATTGCAACCCAGCGTTCAGTGAATGTCTCAGACCAGTTTTTTGATGTCACTCCCACCAGTGACGCCAGTTCCTGGTATTCATAAGCCTCACGCCCTGCCAGTTCGCTCTTCACATCCTGTGCCGCCAGCCAGATCAACTTCTTCAGGCGTTCCAGTGTCTTACCTGCAATTTTTCTGGTACCCAACAGAGTCTTAAACTCGCTCCATGCCCACTGCGTTATGGCAACCTGATGCTCCCAGCGAATATTTTCACTGTAACTCCACAGCAACCATGCTTTCTGATGCTCATCGAGAGACAGAACAGCGCGGCGCCATGAAGAGGTTGAAAACTCGACCGGACTGATCAGGGCGACAGATGAACCTTTTGCGTACGACTGTTTACCGGAAATCGGCGGATTATCCAGCATAATAATCTTGCCAGTTACCTCATCCAGAATGCGTCGCTTCTTTCGTTTGTATGTACCAGTATCAAATTGTGCATGCTCCAGCCAGGCTTCAAGCTGGCCTTTCGTTGCTCCGCTCAAGTCAGCGGTAGCCACCATGAGTTGCTCGCGGACATACTGTAAATATTGGGTATTCATGCGGCAGCTCCTTTCAGTGTTTTGGCGTAATTCCTCAGTATTCGGTAATCGGTCAAAACAGAACCGGGGAAACGATATAAGCGCAGGCGCATCCAGCGGTGGCGAAGACGTTCTGCCATATAAGACTCAAACATCATTCATCTCCCAGTTCAGTGATGGTCAGCTCCAGCTTTCCACCTTTGGTAACGGGCATCTTCACAACGCGGTAATCAACGACCTGAGCATCATCCAGCCAGAAACCCGCTTTGGTGAGTGCGTCAAAAGCGGCCTTTTGTAGATTATCCAGGTCACGGCGACGGCGATCCGGCATGTGACACTCAATGCGGATTTTCACTGGCATAGCCAGGCCGATATCCAGCATTGCGTTTTTAATGATTTGAGCGACGTTATCGCGGTATGCCTGTCCCTCTGCGCTGACGTGCGTGCGCCCGCGATTATGGCGGTAATAGCGATTATTGCTCGGAGGCCAGGGTAATGTGATGCTGTAGGTATTCACGCCTTAATAACCCCCTCTTTCAGCCAGATAACCTGTGTTCTCGCCATACCTTCCAGCGCGCATTCTTTTGCATATCCAGCGTCAACAAAATGCGTGCGACGGTCGATCTCATCGTGACAGGCAGAACATGCAATGGTGGCAATCAGGTCTGGCGGTTTGGTACCGGTGCCACACAATCCAGCCAGCCGGATATGTGCCAGTACAGACGTTTCAGGGTTGCCATTACATATGCCAGGGATTCTTACCTGGCATTCCCGACCACGCGCTGCTTTTCTCAAATCAGCCATGATTCCTCCTTGCTGCCAGTCGCAACCATTTTTTATCAACCAGGCTGGCGGTATACCCTAGCAGTGTTGGTATTTCGGATGGCTTCAGCTCAGGCTTACGCTTACGACGATTTGGTACTCTGTAGATGTGTCCGTTCATGACCCGAATAAGCGGTGTAGCCATTACGCCTCCTGCTTGTCGCGCAGCAGCTGGAACTCGCAGCTCTGCGGAATAGTCAGGTGGCAGCCAATATTCATCGCCCAGGCTTCAACCTTACACAGGAAGACATACATCTCTCCGGTATCAAGATCGGAGGTATGGCGTAACGACTGGATCGTAGTGATTTCGCCGGTTACGACATCAACCAGGTCCTTGGTTTCATAACCGAGGTATGTGTGTTTGAGAGCATCTTTTACCCATGCTGCAGTAGCGAACGATTTCCCCCTGCTGATGAGGTACTCACTGATTTCGCTGTACCACATGTGGCTGAGTGCATTCTGGGAAAGACTGCGTCTTTCGCGCCACGGTTTAAGCACCATGCGAAAGCATTTGCCGTCCTCCAGATAAGGCTGGATCTGCTGACCGATAGCAGTGAAGTTACCACGATGCAATTTGATGCCGTCTTGTGGGAGGTTCACGCTTCACCTCCGCAGAGGTCAAACGCTGGATGCAAAAAATCGCAGGTGCATCTCTGCATCTGTGAAGGGAGAAGAGAGTTTGGATTGTATGTGCGCATAAACGTCCCCGTTTAGCGCAGAAGTCACCGGAGTTGTTCAGGCTCCGATGACATGATTATGGCGAGTTGATTATGATGAATCAATAGGTTCTTATGTCAAATGAACACTAGATCCAAAGGAGGGTAACAATTATCATAGCCAATGAGATTAATCTCATTTTTAATAAGGAAATTTCATGAAATATTTCTCAACTGGTTTTTATGTTTCAAACTCCACATCTCTAGCTGAGATCTTTAATGAATGTTTTTCTTGGGTAAACGACTCACCACATACAACTTTTATTCCAGCACAATTAGTATGTGATTATAAAAGCGAGGAGTACTTCATAGAGTCTAAAAATGAAAGAATTGATATAATAACTTATAAAAACAAAGATACTAGTTTAGGCTGTTTTAGGTATTCGAAAATATCTGAGCCACACAAATGGGTAACAGATATTTCAATTAATAAAAATCTCAAAACTGATACCATGTGGATTCAGGTGGAATCTAGCGTTGTAAGCCAAGATGCAGCTTATCTAGCCCCGCAACCTAAGAAACCATTAGTTGTTATGAGATTGATTGATAAATTTTCTGGTGGTCTTGATGATATTTTCAAGGTGTCAGTCGAACCTCATTCCTTAGATGATACTGATGAACATTTAAATATAGCAGCTAAAGTTATAAATGGTGAAACTGACAACAGACTACCAATAATATACGTTAGCTCCAAGTATTTTTTTAATGAACATGCTCACAATATCATCCCAGAACGCCTTGCAAGAAAGGTATGCGGATTAGCACATGTATTAATTGAGCCTAGCAATAGACTATTTTCTATTAAGCTAAAAAATGAGACAAATGCTAAAAATGCCTATGCTGGTGCTGTTGGTATCTATTGGCCACGGGGTCAAAATATCAGTTTTTATCGCCGTGGTGAGAAAACCGCAAAAGAATTTGAAGATGAGTTATTTGATGATGTTGTAAGAGCTACGACTACAATGGCTCCTGTCTCAGATAGTGGATGGAGTGAGATACAAACCAGAAAAACGAAAGACTCTATTAACTCACTCAAAGAAAGAGGAGAATACACACGCGAACTGATGGCGCTTTACGAAGCCGATAATGTTGCGAAAGATGACCAAATAGAAGATCTTAAGCATAAGATCTCCTCTTTAGAGCACAGAGTACGCACTCTTCAATCACAAGCTTCAGCCCAAGGAAGCATTGTGCTTAATGCTGGTGAAGAGACTGACTTTTTTGATGGAGAAATCAAAAATATAATTATTGACGCACTAAAAACTGCCATAAAAAATAAAAATGAATTTGGTAGAAGCTACCATATCTTATCATCCCTAATTGCCAATAATGAATACAATAAAGAAACCGAGAGTCGCCGCCAATTACTTAAAAGGACTTTAACAGGTTACAGAAGCATGGATAGCGCAACACAAAGAAATTTAAAGGACTTAGGTTTCAGTGCGTCAAGCGATGGAAAACACTGGAAGTTGACATATAATGAAGACCCTCGATATTCCTATATTTTACCTAAAACAGGAAGTGACCACAGAGGTTCTTTAAATGCTATCTCGGATATAGCAAACATTATTTTCTAATAAATTTCAACAGCACTCACAAATGAGTGCTATTGTTGCCACTGAATTACTCTATTTAAATTCAACTTTTATCCCTTTGTTTAGCAGGGCATCAGAAACTGCCTTTTTTGTAACATTTACCCCTGCAAGCAATGCTTTATGCATTGGTCCCTTAAAAATCTCTACTTCTTCTTCAGTGAGTTTAGGCAATGTAATATAAATAACATCTTTCATCTGCTTGTTTTTATAGCATGAGCTTCTTGTGTGCTTACAATCGATATTTTCTTTATTTCCCAAAACATCATCCCCTTTATAATTCAGTTCCACACATCAATTATTTAGTTATCACGAATGTCGTAAAACTAAAATTAGTAACAATAATTGCTCATACCTACTCTCTTCCATATAAAGCCAACACCCGCTTCATCGCGGCACTTTGACGACACTCCTTAAAAATCAGATTCGTGCTCACCTTTCCTTCCCGTTCTTCTCTGGTAGCGAACCGGTAATACACCGTTCGCCAGACCTTACCATCAACGACCAGGATTCCTGCCCGCGCCATTTTAGCCGCAGCCTGATTTATACTGGTTACGGTTGCGCCTGTTACCGCGGCAACGTCCTGCGCACAGAAGTTCTTATGAGTCCCCAGGTAATGAATAATTGCCTCTTTGCCCGTCATACACTTGCTCCTTTCAGTCCGAACTTAGCTTTGATTTCTGCGATCTTCGCCAAAGCCTGTGCACGATTTAAAGGTCTACCGCCCATGACAGGAAGCTGTTTTACTGGTTCAGGTATCGCCTCACCACGGTTAATTCGCGCGGTCATACAGGACAGTTCATCGGCAGCCTTGCGCCGTAATTCCGCATCAGTAAGCGCATTGGCCCGCATGTTCTGGTACAGGTTGGTAACCAGCCAGTAGTGCGCGTTTGATTTCCATGGATAAGACTCTGCGTCCGGATACAGGCCACGCTTCCGGCAATACTCGTAAACCATATCAACCAGCTCGCTGGCGTTTGGCAGCCCGGCGGTAACGGATGCTTCTTCCCGGCACCAGGCAACAAACTGCCCGGGTGATGGCAGGAATGGTCGATTCTGCCGACGGGCTACGCGCATTCCTGCGTTAACCTGTTCCATTGTGGTGATCCCGTTTTCCCGGAAAGCCAGAACCCACTGGCGGCGGATTTCGTTCAGTTCGTTCTGATCCCGGTTAGCCAGGCTCGCAGGGAAAGTTGCCAGTAACTGGCTGAACACACCATTGATGATCTGCGCTACCTGCTGTACCTGCGGCTTTTCGTCGTACTGTTCCGGCATGTTGTTGGCGATCCGGCGCATCTGCTCACGGTCAAAGTTAACCATCTGTGCGGCGATGTTTTTCATAAATCCACCCCGTAAATCCAGTCAGTGTTCGTCAGGTCGAGTTTTGGTTTGCCGGCTGTCACGCCAGCCTGTTGCTTGTTTCGGTTGATTTCGAGCTGGGTCCACTTGTCGCGGAGTTTGGCCGGACTCAGCACGTTACCGGACCAGAAGTTGTCCTGGCATGCCCAGCGGAACAGCACGCACATGTCGCGGTGGTTACGTCCGTCACGTTCACGCATCAGGCGGATATCGTTAGCCCACCCTGCAAAATTCGGTTTTCTGGCTGATGGCGCGATGGTCTTCACCATGTCAAACATCCACTCTGCGGCGGTCAGGTCTTCTGCTGTCCCCCACTTGCTGCCGCTCTGAATTGCAGCATCTGGTTTCACCACAGGAAGATCGTTTTCTGGTTGGTCAGAGGATTCGCCAGAATTCTCGGACGAAAAAGGTTTTATATTGTCTTTTGTTAGTTTGTCTTTTGTGTTTACCTGATTCGGGTAAACGCCTTTACCTGATTTGGGTAAACTTTTCTTACCTGATTCAGGTAAATTTACCTCTTTCAGGTAAACTTTATTTTTCTTACCTGATTCGGGTAATGTTGACCATTCACTGACCACATTATTGATGCCGATATTCCGCCCGCTCTGAATAAGAATCCCACGCTTTACCAGAACGCTTTTTGCAGCAGAACACTTGTGCGGCAATATCCCGGTCAATTCGGAAAGTTGCTCGTTGCTCACCCAATCCAGTTTTTTATTAAAGCCATATGTTTTGCGCATGACAGCCAGGAAGACCAGAAGCTGGTGCTGTGTTAATCCTGCCAGCATTACAGCTTCCAGCAACTCATTTGCAATGCGCGTATAACCATCATCGAGATCTGCCACGCGCCGCTCCTTTTGTGCCTCATCCGGCACTGGAAAATTGAATATCTCAGCAGTGTTTGCCATAATTCCTCCCGCAATGAGTGTGTTACGATTTGCACCTGAAAGTCGGTTCTGTTCGCGCAGACCGGCTTTCGCCATTTCTGAACCTGTCATATTGCCCCCAGCATGGTGGTGACCATCGCCATCAGTGGACCAGCCAAATCCGGGTCCACACGAAACATCGACACAATGCCTTCACTCATCTCCTTCAGTTTCTGGTGGCGTGGTGCGTTGAGAATGACAGCCTGTTTTGCCTCACTGAGTTCCTTTTCCATTTCAGCCAACCTAGCCATGAAGCTATCCTGCTCAACCAAGTAACCACGATATTCCAGCGGTAGTACCGCCAGAATTGCCGGGGTCAGTTCACGCACGTTATTTCGGTATTTTTCAGAATCGAATTTGTTATCGAGGAAGCGGAACAGCTTCTGGCGTGCACGGCTGACATCATCAGGGAAATCGATGGTGCCGCCGCCCTGCTCCCGATACTCATTCACAATGAGTGCGGCAACAACATCCTGATTATCTGCAGCCGACCAGGCGCGGACGGCATCACGGATTTTTTCGTGGCCTGGAGCTTGTTTTGTTTGAGAACGATTTATCACCGCAGTCGGGCTAAATCCGCTAGTCTGTTGGTATGTAAGTGGTTGCATAGTCATTGCCTTATCAGTTAACGCCGCAGTTTAGGCGGCAGAATTACTCGCGTTAAACAATGGTGCGAGGTCGGGACGAATATCTGCTGGTTTAATCTTTCCACCAGTGGCTGAGACAATTTTCATTACATAGCGGGCATCAATTCCGCCACCGTGTAGCCAACGCCAAACAGTGGGTTGGGCTACACCGCATAGATCTGCCAGTCGTTTTTGACTACCTGTAATACTGATTGCGAGTTGAATGGTTTGATTTGTCATTATCAATTCCTATTGGTATTGCAATGAACAAATAATAGCAATGCGTATTAAGCATAGCAATAGCAAAACGTGTTTTGACCATCGATACGCAAGCGTATAAATTAAAACTTATGAAAAAAGAAACTCTTGCTGATCGCTTAAACCTAGCGATGGAACAATCTGGAATGTCTCAAGGCGCTCTTGCAAAGGCGTCTGGTGTAGCTCAACCCACAATCTGGAGACTGACAAGCGGCAATGCACGCGGATCTACAAGAATTGTCGAAATCGCTAATGCACTTGGGGTTCGCACTGAATGGCTTTCCTCAGGCATAGGCCCTATGAGGGATAATGGCGTTCAGCCAGGAAAACCGGCGACCTGCTCTTCCAAATACTTCAAGATTGACGTTCTTGATATGGAAGTAAGTGCAGGGCCAGGCGTCATTAACCGTGAGTTCGTTGAAGTTTTGCGATCGGTTGAGTACTCCCATGATGATGCGCGTCACATGTTTGATGGCCGCAAAGCAGAAAACATCCGCATTATTAACGTGCGTGGCGACAGCATGTCAGGAACGATCGAACCAGGTGACCTGCTGTTCGTCGATATCAGCGTCAAATCGTTCGACGGCGATGGGATTTATGCGTTCCTCTACGACGAAACCGCTCATGTAAAACGTCTGCAAATGATGAAGGATAAGCTGCTGGTTATCTCTGATAACAAGAGCTACTCACCGTGGGACCCGATCGAGAAAGACGAGATGAACCGAGTGTTCATCTTCGGGAAAGTCATCGGGAGCATGCCGCAGACGTACAGGAAGCATGGATAAAAATCTTGCTATTTATATTCATGAATACCTGCCCCCTGATTAACTCCACGCATCACTTGATATAAGGCACCAAAAATGAGTAATGATGACAAATCTGTAAGTGATGAAGTATCTGATTTTCATAATAAAGTGAAAAATATTACAACCGCTCAATTTTCTGCATATTTAAAGCATGTTGGGGCAAATCATAACTGCTTATCTTGCGGTAAGGCTGAACTTATAGCAGTGCAAGACTGGCATTGGGATAAATTCAACAGCAAGGAAGGGAAAACAGATCTTAATAATATTGAAAAATATACTGTTTTAAGGCTTTACAAGGTTGATGCTCCACATAGTAATGAGCAATGGAATATGACAAAAGAAAACTTAATGGATTATGAGTTTAGAGTGATATGCAAACATTGCGGATTCGTTACAAGTTATTTGGCATGGCTTGTTTTCTACTGGCTAAAGAATAACGAAGTTGACCAATAATGACATCCGGGCCAGAATAAATGAATCCTTTTGATAATATTGCTCCTCTTTTCCCTGAGGGGGATGATAGAAATAACCATAAAAACGGTGGTAGTGATGGTGGGGGGAATGGCATGCTCGAGGTCAGAGTTGCAAAACTTGAAGCCGACGTTGAAAACATCAAGATAAACTTAGCGGAAACTCGCGCGGATGTGAGAGAGCTGACAAAAATTACCTCTTCTATAAAAACTGATGTTTCTACGATACTTCAAAAACTTGTAGATATTGACGAAAAGTTATCTCATAAAGCAAGTAAGGATTTTGTCGAAGTAAAAACAGGTAATTTAAAGGCTTGGATGCTCGGAATTCTTCTCTTATCCGTTGCAATGCCAGTCATAACTTTGCTCGTAAATTTATACATGAAAAAACCATAACCCGGCCACCGCGCCGGGTTTTCTTCCCCCCTTCCCCAACACACTCAACGTCTAAAAAACAACCACAATCTCACTTCAGCTATCGCTACGCGATGCAAACCACAAAATAAATTCTTTTTGCTATCAATGATTTAATAACCAATCGCATCAAGCAATAACAATACGTATTGATATAGCCAATAGCAATAGCTATTATCATTCCATCGCAACGACACAGCGATGGGGCAACCACCAGTTCACCCGCTTCACCGTTGCGATGACCGCTTAGATCCGCAGCTTGAATTTCAGCAGGTTCCGGGGAGTGCGAGGGGTGAAACGGACGTGTGAACGTCGGTGTGACCATCTGGAATCAACTCAACACTTCATACCTCAGTCGCTTCACCGAGGCGGCTTAGTTATGACTAACGGCGGCCATCCACCGCCAGATTAAGCGCAGAAGTCTTCATATGTTCAGCAGCCCAGCTTACGGGCAGGAGTTTTTATGGTTCATCAACATTACGGCACACAGACCGTCAATCGCGGTGCCGTCCGGCCAGGAATGCTGGTTAAGCACAAAGATGGCACCTGGACAGCATCAGCTAATTTACGCGGACGGCTATATCTGCATCGCGGCATCGAGCGCACTTATACCCGTGATTTGCTCGTGGAAGTTTTTCTCGACGGACGCGGTAACGGCCTGAATCACTAATCCCCTTTCCTGTTTTCCTAATCAGCCTGGCATTTCGCGGGCGATATTTTCACAGCCATTTTCAGGAGTTCAGCCATGAACGCTTATTACATTCAGGATCGTCTTGAGGCTCAGAGCTGGGCGCGTCACTACCAGCAGATCGCCCGTGAAGAGAAAGAGGCAGAACTGGCAGACGACATGGAAAAAGGCCTGCCCCAGCACCTGTTTGAATCGCTATGCATCGATCATTTGCAACGCCACGGGGCCAGCAAAAAAGCCATTACCCGTGCGTTTGATGACGATGTTGAGTTTCAGGAACGCATGGCAGAACACATCCGGTACATGGTTGAAACTATTGCCCGCCACCAGGTTGATATTGATTCAGAGGTATAAAACGGATGAGTACAGCACTCGCAACGCTGGCAGGGAAGCTGGCTGAACGTGTCGGCATGGATTCTGTCGACCCACAGGAACTGATCACCACTCTTCGCCAGACGGCATTTAAAGGTGATGCCAGCGATGCGCAGTTCATCGCATTGTTGATCGTCGCCAACCAGTACGGCCTTAATCCGTGGACGAAAGAAATTTACGCCTTCCCTGATAAGCAGAACGGCATCGTTCCGGTGGTGGGCGTTGATGGCTGGTCCCGTATCATCAATGAAAACCAGCAGTTTGATGGCATGGACTTTGAGCAGGACAATGAATCCTGCACATGCCGGATTTACCGCAAGGACCGTAATCATCCGATCTGCGTTACCGAGTGGATGGATGAATGCCGCCGCGAACCATTCAAAACCCGCGAAGGCAGAGAAATCACGGGGCCGTGGCAGTCGCATCCCAAACGGATGTTACGTCATAAAGCCATGATTCAGTGTGCCCGTCTGGCCTTCGGATTTGCTGGTATCTATGACAAGGATGAAGCCGAGCGCATTGTCGAAAATACCGCATACACTGCAGAACGTCAGCCGGAACGCGACATCACTCCGGTTAACGATGAAACCATGCAGGAGATTAACACTCTGCTGATTGCCCTGGATAAAACATGGGATGACGACTTATTGCCGCTCTGTTCCCAGATATTTCGCCGCGACATTCGCGCATCGTCAGAACTGACACAGGCCGAAGCAGTGAAAGCTCTTGGATTCCTGAAACAGAAAGCCTCTGAGCAGAAGGTGGCTGCATGACACCGGACATTATCCTGCAGCGTACCGGGATCGACGTGAGAGCTGTCGAACAGGGAGATGATGCGTGGAACAAATTACGACTCGGCGTCATCACGGCTTCAGAAGTTCACAATGTGATAGCAAAACCCCGCTCCGGTAAAAAGTGGCCTGACATGAAAATGTCCTACTTTCACACCCTGCTGGCTGAGATTTGCACCGGTGTGGCTCCGGAAGTTAACGCTAAGGCGCTGGCCTGGGGAAAACAGTACGAGAATGACGCCAGAGCCCTGTTTGAGTTTACTTCCGGCGTGAATGTTACTGAATCCCCGATCATCTATCGCGACGAAAGTATGCGCACCGCCTGCTCTCCCGATGGTTTATGCAGTGACGGCAACGGCCTTGAGCTGAAATGCCCGTTTACCTCCCGGGATTTCATGAAGTTCCGGCTCGGTGGTTTCGAGGCCATAAAGTCGGCTTACATGGCCCAGGTGCAGTACAGCATGTGGGTGACGCGAAAAGATGCCTGGTACTTTGCCAACTATGACCCGCGCATGAAGCGTGAAGGCCTGCATTATGTCGTGATTGAGCGGAATGAAAAGTACATGGCGAGTTTTGACGAGATGGTGCCGGAGTTCATCGAAAAAATGGACGAGGCACTGGCTGAAATTGGTTTTGTATTTGGGGAGCAATGGCGATGACGCATCCTCACGATAATATCCGGGTAGGCGCGATCACTTTCGTCTACTCCGTTACAAAGCGAGGCTGGGTATTTCCCGGCCTTTCTGTTATCAGAAATCCACTGAAAGCACAGCGGCTGGCTGAGAAGATAAATAATAAACGGGAGACGGTATGCACAAAGCATCTCCTGTTGAGTTAAGAACGAGTATTGAGATGGCACATAGCCTTGCTCAAATTGGAGTCAGGTTTGTGCCAATACCAGTAGAAACAGACGAAGAATTTCATACGTTAGCCACATCCCTTTCACAAAAGCTGGAAATGATGGTGGCGAAAGCAGAAGCAGATGAGAGAGACCAGGTATGACAACCACTGAATGCATTTTTCTGGCAGCGGGCTTCATATTCTGTGTGCTTATGCTTGCCGACATGGGACTTGTTCAATGACACCTCAGCAGGAAAACGCCCTTCGCAGTATTGCCCGTCAGGCTAATTCTGAAATCAAAAAAGCCAGACAGCAGTTTCCGGATAAAAACGTCGATGACATTTGCCGTAGCGTACTGAAGAAGCACCGCGAAACGGTAACGCTGATGGGATTCACACCGACTCATTTAAGCCTGGCGATCGGCATGTTAAACGGCGTCTTTAAGGAACGGTGAACATGAAAAGAAAAATCATCAGGGAGCTACAGGCTCCTTTTTTATTGTTCGCATTCATCCTCAAGCGTATTAACCAACAATTCAGGATTAATGGAAGATGGCAGACATCATTGATTCGGCATCAGAAATCGAAGAATTACAGCGCAATACAGCAATAAAAATGCGTCGTCTGAACTACCAGACTGTATCCGCAACTCATTGTTGTGAGTGTGGCGATCCGATAGATGAGCGAAGACGCCTGGCTGTTCAGGGTTGTCGGACTTGTGCAAGTTGCCAGGAGGAGATCGAACTTAAGAACAAACAATGGGGATTGTGATGGCCTCAAAGCAGCAAATTTCAACATCGTCCAACTGAGGTGTAAAAATGTTCAGAATCATTTTTCCTAACACCTGGTACGTCGACCACCACGGCACTCCCTGCAAAATCCTGCGTTCTACCCACAACAAAGTTCACTACATCCGAAAAGGCAGAACATGTATCGCCAGCATGTTCCGCTTTAATCATGACTTTGAACCTGTGAATAAAGCTGATGCAGATCGGATAGCAGAAGAGATCGAAACGGCAGAACACATTAAGAAGTTACGTGACATGCGTTCAAAAAGCAGAGGTAACCATGGAATCATACAGCCTCACACTCGATGAGGCCTGTCAGTTTCTCAAGATATCCAGACCTACCGCTACCAACTGGATACGAACAGGCCGCCTACAGGCAACACGCAAAGACCCCACTAAACCAAAATCTCCTTACCTCACAACGCGACAAGCCTGCATTGCGGCGCTTCAGTCTCCGCTGCATACTATCAAGGTGAGCGCGGGTGATGGCATAACAGAGGAAAGAAAATGTCACTCTTCCGCAGAGGTGAAATATGGTACGCCAGTTTCACATTGCCGAACGGTAAAAGATTTAAACAGTCTCTTGGAACAAAGGACAAAAGGCAGGCGACAGAACTCCATGACAAGCTAAAGGCTGAAGCATGGCGGGTCAGCAAACTTGGTGAAATACCTGATATAACGTTCGAGGAAGCGTGTGTCAGGTGGCTTGAAGAGAAAGCACATAAAAAATCACTGGACGATGACAAAAGCCGGATCGGATTCTGGCTTCAACATTTCGCAGGAATGCAACTAAGAGACATTACTGAATCAAAAATTTATTCAGCAATGCAGAAAATGACGAACCGGCGTCATGAGGAAAACTGGAAACTCAGGGCAGAAGCATGCAGAAAAAAAGGGAAACCTGTTCCAGAATACACGCCAAAACCAGCGTCCGTTGCAACGAAGGCTACGCATCTTTCATTTATAAAGGCCCTGCTAAGAGCCGCAGAGCGTGAATGGAAAATGCTGGATAAGGCACCAATTATTAAAGTGCCTCAACCAAAGAATAAACGGATCCGCTGGCTGGAGCCCCATGAAGCACAAAGGCTGATTGATGAATGTCCGGAGCCATTAAAGTCTGTTGTTGAATTTGCACTGGCAACAGGCTTAAGACGCTCGAACATCATCAACCTTGAATGGCAACAAATAGATATGCAGCGCCGGGTGGCATGGATAAACCCGGAAGAGAGTAAATCAAACCGCGCAATTGGCGTTGCGCTGAATGATACTGCATGTCGCGTATTGAAAAAACAAATCGGTAATCATCACCGTTGGGTATTTGTGTACAAGGAAAGCTGTACCAAACCAGACGGAACGAAAGCGCCAACAGTAAGGAAGATGCGGTATGACACAAACACAGCCTGGAAAGCGGCTCTGAGACGGGCTGGTATTGATGATTTCAGATTTCACGACTTGAGACACACCTGGGCAAGTTGGCTGGTTCAAGCCGGAGTCCCGTTGTCAGTGTTACAGGAAATGGGAGGCTGGGAGTCTATCGAAATGGTTCGTCGATATGCTCACCTTGCACCTAATCACCTTACCGAACACGCACGGCAAATAGACTCGATCCTGAACCCATCGGTCCCAAATTTGTCCCAGTCAAAAAATAAGGAAGGTACTAATGATGTGTAACTTATTGATTTAAATGGTGCCGATAATAGGAGTCGAACCTACGACCTTCGCATTACGAATGCGCTGCTCTACCAACTGAGCTATATCGGCCCTGAAAGGACATGTTCACGAACGTGAATCACGGTGGACAAGGTTAAAACTAACCGGGCGATGCGTCAATGGCCTTGTGAATCAAATGGCTACTTTTGCATCACCCGGTTTTATTTACGCACGAATGGTGTAATCACCAATGCCGATCCACTTGTAAGTGGTCAGTGCTTCCAGCCCCATTGGGCCACGCGCGTGGAGTTTTTGTGTGCTTACCGCCACTTCCGCACCCAGACCAAACTGGCCGCCGTCGGTAAAACGCGTAGAGGCGTTAACGTAAACAGCGGACGAATCCACTTCGTTAACAAAACGCTGGGCGTTGCGCATATCGCGGGTCAGGATCGCATCGGAGTGTTGTGTGCCGTGTTCACGAATATGGGCGATGGCATCGTCAAGATCGCTGACGATTTTGACGTTCAAATCTAATGACAGAAACTCATCGTCATACTCTTCGGCTTTAACAGCAACCACCTTCGCAGGGCCTGCCTGCAACTGCGCCAGTGCAGCTGCATCTGCGTGTAATGTCACGCCGCTTTCCGCCATTTGTTTGCTTAATGCGGGCAGGAAGCTATCGGCGATGTTTTTATTCACCAGCAACGTTTCAACCGTATTACATGTGCTCGGACGCTGAGTTTTCGCGTTGACGATCACTTTTAATGCTTCAGCGATCTCTACACTTTCATCAACGTAAATATGGCATACGCCTATACCACCTGTGATCACCGGGATTGTCGACTGTTCACGGCACAGTTTATGCAAACCAGCGCCACCACGCGGGATCAGCATGTCGATGTATTTATCCATACGCAGCATTTCACTGACCAGCGCACGGTCAGGATTATCAATCGCCTGCACGGCACCCGCCGGTAAGCCGCAGGATTTCAGGGCGTCCTGAATCACCGCCACCGTTGCAGCGTTAGTGCGACACGTTTCTTTGCCACCGCGCAGGATCACCGCATTACCGGTTTTCAGGCACAGCGAAGCGACATCAACCGTCACGTTCGGGCGCGCTTCATAAATCACGCCAATAACCCCCAGCGGTACGCGACGACGCTCAAGACGCAGGCCGCTGTCCAGTACGCCGCCATCGATTACCTGCCCCACCGGATCGGCGAGGTTGCACACCTGACGTACATCGTCGGCAATGCCTTTCAGCCGTGCGGGCGTCAGTGCCAGACGGTCAAGCATCGCTTCGCTAAGGCCATTGGCTCGCGCGTCAGCAACATCCTGGGCGTTAGCGTTGAGGATGATTTCGCTTTGTGCTTCCAGTTCATCGGCGATTTTTTCCAGCACGCGATTTTTTTCGCGGCTGGAGAGTTGCGCTAATTTATACGAGGCTTGCTTCGCGGCAATGCCCATTTGTTCCAGCAT